ACCACGATCGTGACCTGCAACGCCACGTACGCGATCAGCACCAGCCGGTCCCAGTTCAGATGCCAGCGGCGCCGGTCACCACCACCGCCGCTGTCCACCGCTCACGCTGCGCTGTCGTCGTCTGCCTGATCCTCGCCGGGATACTCGGCGGGCGGCGGGCTCGGATCGGTGGCGTCCGCATCGTCCGGGCTGGAGCCGTCTTCCTCGCCGGCCTGCTCGTTGGTCTCGTGCTCGGTCGCATCGTTCAGCGGCTCGGCCGCATCACCACCGAAGGCAGCGTCGTCGGTCGGTTCGTACTCAGGCACCGGGGGCTCCGATCATGGGTAGGCGACCAAGGCATACCCGACGACGTCGGACTTGGAACGCGTCTTCTTGGCGCTGGTGTCGCTGGTGTTTCCCTCGTCGGTGATCGGGTTGCCGCCGTTCGGGTCGATCACCATCCCGACGTGTTGGCCGGGCGAGAACAGCGTCACCAGATCACCGCCACGGACACGGCTCGGGTCGGTCGTCCAGCCGGTGAACGGCGCCTTCCCGGCCTTCGCTCGGGCTTCGATCCACTCGACTGATGCCAGGTCGTACGTGAGACCGGTGACGCCGGCCGCCTGCATCGCGTTCGCGCACCAGACGCCGCACCACGGCTGATAGCGCAGCCATGTCCCGCTCGATCCCATGTCGCAGCATCGATCCTGCGCGGTGCGGATCCCGTCTGAGCGCTCGTCACAGTTGGAGCCGCCCGGCTGTTCGGTCATCGAGCGGTGGGCGGCCATCCAGTCGAGCGCCTTCTGCCGGGAGCTGGTCGACCCGGACCCACCCTGCGCCGGATCGCCATCGCCGAGCGGCTTCCCGGTCGTCTGGTCGTGGGTGGCGCACCAATCGGCGTACGCGCTGCCGGTCTTCGTCGCGACCTGGAGATTGGCGTACCGCTGGCGCCGGTTGGAGTAGTCCCAGCCGGGCGTCTTCCCCGGCACGTTCCCTTCCGCCAGGTTCCATACGTACTTGCGGCGCTCGACCAGCCAATCGGTGCACGCCTGCCGCCGCGCCGACTGGTCCGAGTAGCCGCCTTTCGGGTTCACCCACCACATTTCCCGCAGCGAGATGTAGACCTTTTCGGCGTCGTCGCCGGCGTCGGTCGGCAGCTGACAGACAGCGTACGGCGCCGCGTCCGAATAGTTCGCGCGATGCAGATAGTCATATCTGTCCCGGCGGTGCGCGACGTCCCAGCCGGGGCCGTTGCCGGTCTGCACGTTGCCTTCCGCGCAATCGTAGATATACGCCCGATCGTCGCGGATCCACGCCTGCGTAACGGTCAGCCACCCGTCGAGCTGGTCGTCCCAGCCGGCCCAGTCGGCGAGCTGCATCAGGCGGCTGGTCTCGTTGTACGTGACCCGTTCCGGCTCGGTCAGGTACGTGTACGCGTCAGCCATGCCGCCGAGTGTACGCGGCGATCGTTAGGTTGGCGAACGAGCGGCGGCGCGGTGCTCGCTGCGAGGTCGAGCCCGCGTCGCCGCCCGCCGCGCGGCCAGGGGATGCCTGATCCGACTGGGGATGCTACGCGGACCGGATCGCGAGCGCCACGATCAGGAGCAGCGCGAGCCATAGCGCGACCGCCCACAGTAGCCCCAGCAGGAGGGCTCGGACGAAGCGCATGCCGTCATCGTGACGGCGCGGCTGGTCAGCTCGGCCAGGATCGATCATGCCGGCGCCGGCCGAGCGCGCGGTCATGCCGGAGTCGCCACAGGTTCAGCTCGCGGCGGATCACCTGCCGCGCTCGCCAGTGGCCGTACCCGATGCCGGCCGCGAAGCTGAGGCCGATCAGCACGCCGAGCAGGATCGGGCTCATCGCTTCCGGGCCTTGCGCGCCAGCTCGCGGGCTTCCGCGAGTCGCCGCAGCTCATCCGGCGTCGCGCGATCCTGGGACTGCACGCCGAGCAGGATCAGCCACCGATAGATCGTGCCGCTGCCGACGCCGAAGTGTTCCGCGATGTCCGCGACGGAGATCCCAAACCCGGAGTAGAGCCGCAACAGTTCGCGTTGGCTTTGCGGGTCGAGCGGTACATGGCCGCCGCGCGGCGTCCGGAAATAGACACGCGGCCCGGCCTGGACACGCCGCGCTTCCAGCTTGTCAGCGGCGGCGCGGAGTCGTTCCTCCGCCGACGGCTCCGGCTCAGTTTCGTCGTTGCTCAGGACTTGCAGCAGTCGATCGACAGCGCGGGTTTCGTGCGGGGCCGGCTCGCGCTTGCGCATTGCCATTACCGGAATTGCTTTCGCAGCTCGGCGTACTTCCCGGCGTCCTCGCGGAGCCGTTCGTATTGCATGGTCGCGCTCGCGATCACGACTTTGGCGGTCGCGACCGCTTCCTCGATCGCGGACAAAGCTTCCATGATCGCCGCTTGCGGGTCGACGCCCTCCGTGACGCTCAGCGTCCGGTGCCTGCGCTCCACGTAGTACCCGCCGCTGATATTGCTGGCGGTGGTGCCCATCTCGCCGGCGACCTGTTCGAACGCGGCCGGCTTATCCATCCCGGTCGCGAGCAGCTCCGTCACGCGATCGAAATAGATCACGCGCTTGAGCGGCTGAGCGTCGGCGGCTTCGACGGTGCCGTTGCTTTCAGGGATCACTGAGTACCTCCCTCGCAGCGGAAAGCGATCCGGCGGCAGACGCTATCAGATCGTGCGGCGGGACACATCGAAGTGAGTACGGCGGCCCGAAAGCCGCCGTAACCCAGCCGCAGAACGCGAGACCAGGAGGCCGAGCGTCCAGCGGTGCAGATACTACCCCGCTCGGGGGCGCAGGCACTAGCGTCAAGCTCACACTTTGCGAATCATTCGCATTCACCGCGGCGGCCTTGCGAACAACGCGACCAGCAGGATCGCGACGATCAGCACCGCCAGCAAGCGCCACTCCGTGGCAGTCAGCATGCCTGTCATGGGTCGCCGCCCTCGCCGCTGCTCTTGACCTTCCGGCCGAGCCGCTCGATCACGTCGGCCGCCTCCGCATTCTTGGCCGCGATCAGTTCCTCGTCCGACACGAACCGCGGCGCCGTCGCGCGCGCGCGCGACCCCTTCTTGACCCCTTCAAACCCCCTTCGGGTGTCGCCTGGGATGCGGGGGTCCCCCGTCGCCTGGGCGACACCCCCCCCTGTCGCCTGGGATGCGGGGGTGCCGTTCCAGACCCCTGTCACCTGGGTGACAGGGGTAGCGCGGTAAACACTCGGCCGGCCAGACCGGTGATCCACGGTGATCAGCCCGAGCAGCTGGAGTTGGCGCAGCGCCCGCTGCGTCGCCCGCACGCCCCGATTCGCGCGCCGCCCGATCGCGGCCACGCTCGGCCATGCGAGCCCGTCAGGCGTCATGTAGGTGGTCAGCGACCACCCGACCAGCTTCACAGCGTCCGACGCGGCCAGATCACCGATCACCGATTGCAGCAGCACCTTGGCCGGTGGCTCAGCCACGATTAGAACGGGATGTCCTCGTCGGCTTCGGTCGGCTCGTGCGCGTAGTGGTCGACGCCGATCGGCTCCGCACCGCGGGCGTACGCTTCCTCCGCTTCGTCTGCGAGCTGGAGCCCGAGCGCGACGTGGCCGGCGTGATCCCGGATCGCGTACGCGCTGGCGCGCGCCCACAGCATCCGCTCGGGATACGTGATCCACGGCGTGCCGGCCCGCAACAGCCCCGCGCGCTTGGCCTGCTCGATCGTGAACGTGGAGCGGCCGATCTCCTCCCCGGTACGGGCATGGATCAGGACAGCGGTACAGCTCTCGGCCGAGTCGTCGACGCGCTCGATCCGGAGCCCCGCGCGCTGCGCCAGGATCCGCAGCAGGTTCGCGCTCATCGTCAGCTTGCCGCGAATGACGGTCAGCTCTTGCGCGGCCTGCCACGGCAGATCCATCTGCGCCAGGCAGTACAGGCGGTAGGCAGCGCCCGCCTCGCGGCTCGCGGGCGTCCCGTCGTCCGCCTCCGCGAGCCCGAGCCAATGCCCGAGCGTCCGGAAATGGTCGAGCTCCGGAAAGCCGGATTCTCGAGGGACCGCGATCGCAGGCGGCGCGGTCAGCTCGACGACGTCCGCGACCGGCTCGGGGGGGTTTACGACCGGCGGCGAAGGGGGAGGGGCGGCGCCGCCATGCGCAGCGGGTGTATCAGACATCGATTTCTCCCTGATTCTTTGGACACAGCTGCCGCACTTCCATGCCCCCGCGATGGTCACCGGGGCGAGCTGGCGGCCGCAGTCGATGCAGAAGGTGCCTTCCGTCACGGCGCCGGCGTCTGCTCGCGATGCCGGACGCGCAGGTGCGCGACCACGTCCTCGCCGCGCTGCGCAAGCGTTTCCTCCACGATCGCCTTGCGGATTTCGTGGACACCTTCGCCGCGACGACGGCGATACGCCGCTTCGGTTGACAGGTGATCCCGGACGGCGATCGCCCAGGCCAGCAAATCGTCTTCGGTGATAGCGCGAACGGTCACGACAGATCCTTGATCACCTGCATCACCGCGACTGCGACGGCGGCGCCGATCACCACCGCGCAGATCAGCGCCCACCATGCGCCGTTCACGTACCAGGGGCCGGGGCCGTCGATCCAATGACGCTTTTTCACAGCGGGACTCCTTTCGGGATAGCGTTCGGTGCGGTTAGCGTTGCCGCGGCTTGCGTGGCTAGGGAAAGCGTCGGGTAGGTCGGGCTCGGTCGGTTATGGCTCGCGATGGCGGGCGGTGAGCGCGGCGGAGGGAAGGCGCGGTTAGGTTGGTGGCGGTCTGGCTGTGGCTCGGGCCTGCTTCGGTCTGCGACGGGACGCCCAAGTCCGGTGCGGGACGGGGTGGAGGTCAGGCGTCGACCCATTCGTAATCGAACGCGATCGGCATGTAGCGGCCGTGGACGCGGCGATACGCGCCGACGCCTTTCGCGCGGCCGGCGACGTCGATCGCTGAGCGGAGGATCGCGGGGGTGATCAGGCCACCCATCACGACGTCGAGGCTGAAGGATGCGCGCCAGCCGGCGAGGATCGCGGGGCGCAGCATGGTGTCGGCGCCGCGGCTGAGCGTGATCCGCTTGCCGTCGATCAGGTCCCAGCTGCGGAGGCCGATGTCGACCAGCTCGTCCTCGGGCGCCAGGTTCACGAGCGCGACGATCAGCGGGGCGGGGCTGCGCTCCAGCCGGCCGGGGATCGGCGGCAGGTAGCGGGCGGCTTCCTCGATCGAGCGCAGGAACGCGGCGCCGGGGATCGCGATGTTGCCGGTCTCCGGGTGCCGGTAGACCTGCGACTCGTGGTCGACTTCCTTCTTTTTGGCGTGGCCTTTCGGGAGCGCCGCCTTCGCGGCGATGACGTCGGCGTTGTACCGGTCGAGCAGCAGCATGTTCGTGCCCTCGACCGTGACGCGGGCGCGGTAGCCGATCGACGATTCGTCGATCGCGTGCAGCTCGTCGGCGCGAGCGCCGTTCGGCGGTTTGTTGACTCGGGTGGCGGCGGTGGTTGCCATGGTGGTTGGTCTCCTGTCTCGGGTCTGCGGCTTCGGGTGAACGGTTAGGCGCGGTGAGGCGCGCGAAGGTCGTGGTTGGGTCGGGTAGGCGTCGCTTAGGCGGGCGAAGGCATGGTTGGCCGCGGTTAGCTGACGCGTCGGCAAGCGGTGCCGTGGGTTGGCGAGCGTCGGCCGGGTGTGGCCGAGTCCGCGTTGGTCAAGCGCGCGGCGGTGGGGCTCGGATCATCGTTCGGTCTCGTAATCGAGCGGCTGTGCGTACTGTTCGAGTTCGTCGCTGAGCGCGGCGAGCTGTTCGGCGATCGCGAATTCGCGGGGCGCCAGCCATCGCGCCAGGTCGACGGCGCGGCGGGCGCGCCGCTCCAGCCAACCCGCGAGGCCGATCGCGGCGAGCGCTGCGCGCTTGCGCCAGTACGGCGTGGTCCTCATCGTCGTTGCTCCGTCCATGCGGCGTGGGACATGACGCTGCCGGGGTGCGCGAGGCAGTCCGGGCAGGGGTGCCAGCCGCCGGCGTTGGTGCCGCGGTCGCGGAGCACGCGGTCGGAGCCGGCGACGCTGCGGCGGCCCGGCTCGTGCCGGGTGCTGGCGCGGCCGGTCACTTTGCGGCGGTACTCGATCGAGCCGTGGTCGCCTTCGGCGCCTTGCACGTACGCGAAGCCGTGGCAGGTTGGGCAGGCGGGCGGCAGGTGCGGCGGGCGCCAGTCGGGCGGCCGGTGCGCGTCGATCGTGCGGATCGGCGCGACCTGCTCGGGATGCTGCGCGCCGCCGGCGACGCGGGTCGACGGGTAGCAGTCGCGGCAGACGCGGGCGCGGGGTGATTTCCAGCCGCCGCAGTTCGGGCATCGCCACGTCACCATCAGCGCCGTCCGACACCAAGTTGGCACCAAAACCGGAGCGGACGGACGGGGACGGTGCGGGACGGACACGGACGACGGATCGGCGCTAGCCCAGCGCTAGAGCCAAATCCGTCCCGTAGCGTCCGTGTCCGTCCCTGTCCGTCCGATGCGTGATCGGTGTCTGACACCAGTACGCAGCGCCCGCGATCGCTGTATCCATGCGGGATCCGCGTCGTGGCGGCCGGGTCAGACACCAAGATGACACCAAACGGTCGCTGCATCGCCCCTTCCGCCTACCCTTCCAGCGGGGCGGCGGCGGCGCGCGGTGTAGTGGCCGCGTGCGCTGTCGCCCTCTCCGCCGCCACGTACGCGGCCAGCTCGCGCGCCGCCCGCTCGTGCGCGGCGCCTTGGTAGTACACCGACTTGATCAGCTTCGCGTCCTTGTGCCCGACCCGCAGCGCGCACGTATCAAGCGAAATGCCGCGGTCGTACATGATCGTGATCGCGGTCGCGCGCAGATCATGCGACGTGAAGTCGGAGCGGCCGGCGGCTTTCAGCGTCGGCGCCCACACCGCGCGATCGAAGTACGCGCCGGCCACGCGGCCGTCGACCATCGGCCAGTCGCGGCCGTCCGGCATCACCCACAGCCGTGATCGCCCGGCCGGCGTCGCCGGCAGGTGCGCGGTCGCGGTCGCTTCGGCGACGCGCAGCTCGCCCAGCTGTTCGCGGAACAGCTGCACCTCGTCAGGCAGCAGGGGGATCACTTTCGGGCGGCGTTCCTTCGGCTCCGGGATCGTGATGGTGGCACCGTCGACGTCGACCTGCCACCGCTCCAGCGTGAGCAGCTCCGAAATTCGGCAGCCGACGCGGCCCTGCAACAGCAGGAGCCGCACGTACCGGGCCGGCGCGGCGAGCGCGAAGGCGTCCAGCTCGGCTGGTGTCAGCACCTTGCGGGTGCGGGGCCGCAGCTTCGGCGGCTTCACGTCGAGCAGCCGCTCCGGGATCGCGCAGCCCTCCGCGCGGGCGTAGCGGAGCGTGGCCTTCAGTCCGCCCAGCTCGTCTTTCGCGGACTTCGGATGCTTCGCGGCGCGGGCGCGGTGCGCGGCGGCGACGCGGCTCGGGTTCAGCAGGTGCACCGGCACCGCCGCGAACTCGCCTTCCATCCACGGCCGCAGGATCCGCCGCCACCACGCCAGCCCGCCGGCGGTGAGATCGCCCTCCACGATCTTCGCGTCGAGCAGCTCGCCGGCGGCGACGCCGAGCGTGAGCGTGCGCGGCGCGGTGTCGGGCGTCAGGCCAGCGCTGCGCCACTGGCGCAGCTCATTGATCCGCCGGTTCGCGGCGCGGACGCCGTCCGGCGTCGCCGGGAACGTTTCGACGTGCATCCCGAGCGACGGGAACGTGAGCCGGACGCGGACACGGCCGGTCGTGCGGTGCAGGTCCACGCCGGGCTCTAGCGTGATCCCGTGCAGGTGCACGGGGGTGCCCCTGCGGGCGGCGGTGGTAGTGGACACCGGGTACGTCCTTTCAGCTGCCGCTCGGGTCGTCCGGGCGGCTCCGCCGCATCGTACTCCCCCGGCTGCCGGGCCTGCGTCGCTCGCCGGCGGCGTGCGCGTCCGCGATCGCCTGCATCTCGGCGCTGATCGCGGACCAGATCACGAACCGGACGCGGCGGCTGATCTCCCACACCGGCAGCTTCCCCTGCCGGATATAGACATTCACGGTGTGCGCCGTGACGCCCAGCCGGCGGGCGGCTACCTCGATCGACACGTGCTCGTCGGCGTGCGGATGCTCTTCGGCCATCATCGTCGGCCCCACCTTCCCCCGCTCACTCTCGTCGTGCTGCGGCACGGGAAGGTGTACGCCCGCACGCGTCCAGGGTCAAGCGGCCCGACGCGTCCCACACCGTCCCGCCGCGTCCCAACGCGTCCCACAACGTCCCCACCCGTCCCGCAGCGTCCGCTGTTGGCGGTAGTTGGCGGTTCTCTGCGCGTTTCCGACGAAGCCCGCAAATTGCGCGGGTTTCCGCTAGCCGGCGAGCACCGCCTGCACCTGCGACAGGATCTGCGCGTCCGTGATCACGCCCGCGTCGCTGCCGGGATCCTCGTTGCCGCTGGCGATCGCGGACGCCCACGCCTCATCCCAGGCGGGCGCCGCGCACACGTCCCAGCGATGCTCGACCGCCCACTCGTCCGGGTCGGCCGGGTCGATCGGTCCCGGCTCGGTCGCGGCAGCCGCCGCCACCCGGCCCCGCAGCGATGAGGACTTCGTCATGTCGAACACGTCGCTATACGCCATCGTCCGATCCTTTCGTTAGGGGGCGCCGGGGCCGACCCGGATTGCGGTCCACCGCGTCGTTGCACCGAGAATCGTCCACGCGACGGCGGCCGACGGGACCAGGAACGCGAACAGCGCGATCTGCGTTGGGGTCTTCACGTCGAGCGTCGCGGCGGCCGGCACCGCGAACCGCGCGAACCCCTGATTGATCCCGCGCGTCACGGCGGTGATGTTCGAGACCACCACGATGCCGGTCGCGGTGGTCGGCCATGCTCCGATGCTGGCGTAGAGGTAGGTGGCGACGTCCACGGCGGCCACCTGCACGTCGAACTGTGCCGACACCATCCACCGCCCGACGCCGAGCAGCGCGCTCGATCCGGGCACGACGGTCGATGTTGCCGTGACGGTCAGGTTCCCGGTGCCGAGCTTGTCCACGTAGCCGACGCCCGCCGACTGCGGATCCGCGAACACGCGCTTGTCGGTCAGCGCGCCGGCCGTCATCTGCGCGATCGGCAGCTCCCACGTCGCGAGCGTCTGCGTCGGCAGCGTGGCCGCATCGCGGTAGAGCAGCTCGGCGTGATTGTCGGCCGGCGTGAACCGCACCACGAGCAGGCCGTTCGCGGTCGCCGGGATGCTGGCCGGCGTCGCCAGCTCGGCGTAGTGGCCGTCCAGCCACGCCGCGCCGATCGCGACATTGATCACCGGCCCCGCGGCCAGCGTCGGCGCCAGCCCGGTGGGCGCGCCGAGCCCAAGCGGTGACGCGTCCACGCCGCTCGGGATCCACAGCCGCGCCATCTTCCGCCAGCGGGCTTCCGAGCTGACGGCGCCGTCCGCGCCGTCGGTCGGCCATACGGTGAGATCCGGCATTGGCTCAGTTCCTTTCCAGCTGGCGCAAGCGTTTCTGAGTCGAGCCCAGCATCCGCCACGCGGTCAGGTTGACGGTCGCCGCGCCGAGCGCCGGGACGATCGTGGCGGGCGCGTTCCCGGCCAGCGTGATCGTCGCTTCGACGATCACGTCCGTGATCGACACGTCCCCGACCCGGACGGTCGCCAGGTCGCCCACGTTCCAGTCGCGCAGGAATTGCTGCGCGCCGGTGTCGAGCGCTTCCATCGCGACCGCGATCGGGTGCGCGCCTTGCGCGAGCGTTTCGGCGGCGGTCTGGTCCATCTCGACCGCGGACGCGGTGTCGCGGCGGTCCTGGAAATTCTCGATCCGGCCCCAATCCGCGATGCCGGCGGTGTCGGCGGTTTCGCGGATCACGCGGGCGGTGCCGTCGCCCTGGCCGGCCACGTAGACATACGTCATGTCGGGAACCTCAGCGACGCTCGACCAGCTGGCGAGCGTGCCCAGCTCGACCGAGAACACGGCGCCGCCGCTTGGTTGGAACACTTCGAACGCCAGGTCGCGGACGCGCATCCCGATCTTCGCGGCGGTCGCGATCGGCACCAGGAAGTCGAGCAGCTCCTGATAGCGGGCGCTGGTGGTGATCGTGCCGCCGAACGCGGCGGGGGTCGGCACCGACAGTCCCGGCACCTGCCGCGCCGCGATCGCGAGCGGCCCGGCGTTGCGGTTCACGTAGCCGGCGATCACCTGCGACGCGGGGCCGGTCTGGGTGTCGTATGCCTGGGTCGAGTACGGCGGGGCGGCGGTGGCGGGCTGCGGATGCGCGAGCCGCGCTCGCAGCCACACCAGATCATCGACGCCGGACACGGTCAGCATGTCGTCGCCGGCCGCGTCGAGTTCGCGTTGCAGGCGGGTGACGGGGCCGGAGCGGTACACCACGCCGTTGGCGAGCACCAGCAGGCGGGGCCGGTTGGCGGTGATCAGCACCTGCGCGGCGGCGGTCGCGGATGGCAGCACCAGCTCATACGTGGACACGGCGTTGTGGCGCGCGATCAGCGTTACCGATTCGTACGTGTCGACTTCCGCCAGCCGGGTTGTCCAGTCGCACGCCACGAGCGTGAAGTCGGCGGCCACGCTACGCCGCCAGCCACTGATTCCGCCACGCGAACGTCGCGAGCGCGGTCGGGTCGGTGAGCGCGATCGACACCTGCACGCGATTCTGTCCCGCGACCAGCGGCCACAACGCGCTGGCCGGCGTCAGCCGCGGATACGCATTCGAGCCGTCGATCGTGACGGTCTTGAATCCGGGCCGCGCGTCGACGACCAGCGTCGAGCCGGCCGCGAGCGCGCCGCTCACGGTCCACGCCTGGCCGGTGGTGAGATTCTGCGCGGTGACGTCCGTCCCGGGGCCGAGCACCGTCACCACCGGCCAGCTCGGCACGTCACCGGTGATGTTGACCGTAAACACGGCGAACGCGTCGGAGGCGCCCAGGATCAGCGGCAGGAACGGGAACCATGTCGTGACGGTCGAGCCCTGCGACACCGATACTGACGATTCCAGGTTCTCGAGCCAATACGGCCAGGCGGCGCGGAACAGCAACGTCCCGACGTTGAAGTCCGCCAGTTCCTCCGCCAGCTCGTCAAGGCCGGAGTCGTACGTGCAGCGCAGGAACCGGCCGGCGTACGCGCCGTCGACGATCGTGAGTGTCCCTTCGCCGCGGGCCGGGTCGAGCACATGCGCCCAGCGGCGCAGCTCGTCACGATCCGACAGCGTGCCGGGCATCACGGTCGGGATCGTGACGACGCGTTCCAGGTGCCGCGCGCCCAGCCACCGCGACCCGTTCCGGCCCGGCACCGGGAGCGTGCTGGTCTGCACCGGCGGCATCATCCGGCCGGCGGCGCCGGCCCGCATCCGGAACCGCACGACGCCGCCGCCGGGATCCTGATACTCGACCGTTTCACAGCCCGGCTCGGGCGTCACGGGAGGGATGCTCACCGGCCCGTCCTGAGCAGTTCGAGCCGCCGGAAGCCGTACGCGATGTCGGCCGCGTCGGCGGTGCGGACGTGCAGGTTCAGCACGTAGGAGCCGCCGTGGTCGGCCACGATCTCGCGCAGCAGATCCTCGGGCGCCACGATCTCGCGGCCCGCTTCGCCGCCGACGAACAGCGTCGGCGCGGTCAGCACGCCGCCCTTGGCGAGCGTCGGGATCCGCGGGAACTGCACCGACCCGCCGCCGACGGAGCCGCCGCCGATGCTCTTGCTGGTGCCGGGAATGGTCACCTTCGGGATCGGGATCCGCGGGATCTGAATGCTGGTCGAGTTCCAGGACGCGATAAAGGAATTGATCGGCGCTTTGATCGCGTTCGCGATCTGCGTCGCCTTCGCCCGCACGCTGCCGACCTTGTCGCCCAGGTAATTGATGATCCCGCTGATCGCGTTGCGGACGGCGCTGTACGCGTCATGGGCGGCGCTGCCGACCGCATCGAACGCCGACTTCACCTTGCCGATGCTGGAGCCGATCGCGCCGACGATCCCGCCGATAAACGACTTGAGGCCGTTCCATGCGCTCTTCACGGAGTCGACGGCGGACCGGGCGCCGGTCACGATCATGTTCCAGATCCGGGCGAGCAGCGCGAACGCCGCGGTGACCGGCGCGGCCAGGATCGTGACGATCGACGCCCAGGTGGTGCGCAGCCACGCCACGAACCCGCGGACGGTGCCGGACACGGCGCTGGTCATCGCCGTGAACGCCGCCTTGATCGTGTCGCGGGCGGTGTTCGCGGCGTTCTTGATTCCCTCCCACGCGTTCGTGATCGCGGCCGTGATCTTGTCCCAGTTTTTCCACATCAGCACCGCGATAAAGATCAGCGCGGCGATCGCGGCGATCACCGCCAGGATCGGCAACAGCGCGCCCGACGTGACGACCGCGAACACGGTCATCGCGATGTTCAGGAGCACGATCGCGCTGGCGAGCGCCGTCACGCCGATCACGAACGCCCGCATCAGCGCCGGGTTTTTCTGGAGGAACTCGGTGAACGTGAGCAGCTTTGCCATCACCTTCGACACGATCGGCAGCAGCGCCGCGCCGAACGCCGCCGACGCCTGCTCGGTTTCTGCCGCGAGCCGGCGTTGCTGGCCGGCAAGCTGGTCGCCGGTGCGTTCCGCGTCGCCTTGCGCCTTCGACGTCTGATCCATCAGGATCGCGTACCGGGCCTGCACCTTCTGCGCTTCGGTCAGCTTCGGCGTCTTCCCCTTCAGCGCCATCGTCAGCGCCGACTCGGTGTTTTTCAGCGTGATCCCGGCCCGGATCGCCTGATCAGAGCTCCTGCCGTGTTCCTTGATCGCCTTCGCGTACGCGCTGGTCGCGAGATTCACCTTCTGATGCGCCATCGTGATTTTGCCGGCGTCCTTGACCGGCTTCGTCAGCCCCAGCGCGAGCGCTTCCGCGGCGACCGCGTCGGCGCTCAGGTTGACGCCGAACTTGCGCAGCGGCTCCGCCTCCCCGGCCAGGCCGGACCGGAGCTTGTCGAGCATCTCGGTCACGTCCTGATTGAAGAAGGACGCCATGTCGCCGCCCAGCCCGACCAGCGTCGTCGACATCTTCGCCATCTGCTTTTCGGTCAGGCCGGCGGTGCGGAGCATGTTCCCGAACCCGTTCGCGGAGTCGAGCGCCGCCCGCTGCGAGATCCCGAACGCGTCGGCGGTGGTCTTCGACCAGTCGACGACGCCTTTCGCGCTCTTCCCAAACGTGACCTGGGTCGCGCTCATCGCTTCGTTCAGGTTCGACGCCTGTTGGACCGCTTTCGCGCTGAACAGCGCGACCGCGCCGAGCGCCGCGACGGCCGGCGCGAACGCCTTCTTTGCCATCGCGCCGGCCTTGGACGAACTCTTGCCGATCTCCTGGGAGCCCTTCGCGAGCTGGTCGGTCTTCGCGATGTACTCGACATAGACCTTCGGGTTCACCGCCGCGCCGCCTTCCGGTGGGCGCGCGCCGTTTCGCGCAGCTCGCGACGCATGTACCGGGCGAGCGCGGCGTGCTCGTCATCGGTGAGCGCGTCGACGTCGCGCGGCGTCATCCGCCAGAACCGGCAGAACACGGCTAGCCCATCGAGCTCGCGCTTGTGAAAGGGTCCGCCGGGGCCGGCTCCACGGCCAGCTCGATCTCGATGTCGCCGAGATCCTGCCAGCCGATATCGGGATAGCCGGTGCGGCGCAGCCGCAGCCACAGCAGCAGCCGCCAGCGGTCGCCGTCGTCGACGTCGTCGCCTTCGGTGCCGAGCAGGTCGGTCATCGTGCGGCCGGTCTGGGCCTTCAACAGCGCCAGCTCGTTGGGCGTAAACCGCATCCCGGTATTCGGGTCGATCCGGACGCTGTCCGGCAGCGGCCGGACGGCGCGCATCACAGATTCGGGCTCGGCCATAGCATGCTCGCAATCTCGCGGTCGGCGTGGCGTTCGGCTTCCTTATCAAGCTCCGGCAACAGCGCTTCGGCGGTCGGGAAGAAGTACCGGCCGCCGGGGATGTAGGGCCGGCCGTGGCCGCCGCCGAAGTCGATCCAGCCGGCGTACGGGACGCCGCTGCCGTACCCGACCACCGCGCCGGTGCTGGTGGGCGCCGCGACGACGCTGCCGGCGAGCCGGCCGGACACGCGCGGCATCCGGCCGCGGGTGCGGCCGGCGACCGTGTCAGCGACGCGCCGGAACGCGTCCGGCGCGTCGCTCTGCACGTTGTGCGCGAGCCGGCGGGCGCCCGCTTCCAGCTCGCGCAGGCCGTGCACTTCGACGCGGGCTTCGTCCGCCATCCGTTACGCCTTCGCGGCGGCCGGCTCGCGGGCGGTGGTGGCGCCGGGCGTGACGCTCTTCACGGGCGGCGCGGTCAGCGACCATTCCAGGTCGATCGTCGACTCCGCCATCGCGTCGCCGGAGATCGGCGCGTACGGCTTTGGGATCACCATCCCGCTGTAGCTCGGATTGTCCGGTCCGACCGGCCGCGACTTGTACGGGATGATCTCGAACGCGACCGGCACGCCAGCGTCGACGGCGGCGCTGAGCGTGTCCTCGGTCGCGCCGACGTCGAACGACTGTTCCAGCGTCAGCACCAGCGACCATTTCACGGCGCCGGGATAGTCGGTCTCGCCACACAGCGTGGTGATCGTCACCACCGACACGTCCGGCGACAGTTCCAGGTGGTTGGTGACGCAGTCGAGCGCGACGTTGTCGATCGTGATCGACGCGTCGTCCAGGATCAGCGGCATGGGCGGCGGCGTTGCGGCCATTTCAGGGTCCTTCCGGGTAGACGGTCACGAGGTAGCGCAGCTCCGCGGCCAGGTACTCGATCCCGCCGAACGGCTGCCGGAGCGGCGATCCGACGGTCGGGTGCGGCCAGCTGTAGGCGTCCGCGTCGAGCCGCGTTATCACGAACGCGACCAGCTGCTCCAGCGTTTCGACGCCGGCGGCGGCGTCCAGCTGGCCGGCCACCGCCAGGATCGACATGCGGGCGGTGAACGTGCACGCGCGGCTCATCCCGTGGCTGGTGGCGGCTTCCAGCCACGGCTCTCCCCACAGCACGATCAGCGCCGGCGGCGACACCGCGTCGACGCGGCTTTGCACGTTCGGGTCGGAGTCGGTGGCGGGCGCGAGCGCGGCCATCGCCCGCTCGCGGGCGTCGGTGATGCCGAGCACGCCACGCGTCGCCGGGACGCTCATGCGACTCCGAACAGGGACTTCAGCGGCGTCAGCGTGGCGCTGTGCGGCGCGAACGAACTGGGCGGCACCGCGAGCGCCGCGCCGGGCGGCGTGGCCGGCGACCCGAACGCGGCGTCGTTGGCTTTCCACCATTCGACGCCGCGCAGCAGGTTGACGCGGTTCAGGAGCGGGTCGGGCGGGTTGACGATCTCACCGACGGCGTAGTCGATCTCCGTGGCCGCCGCGTCGAGACACGCTTGCAAGCTCGGCTGATTCGCCGGCGTGAGCGCGATCCGGAGCGCGGCGGCCAATTCGTCAACGGTCGCGTAGGCCACTCAGGAGCCCTTCTCCGCCGTTTCCGGCTCAGGCGGGGTGTCGGACTTCGGCGGCCGTCCGCGCCGCTTAGGCGGGCTCGGGCTACTGCCGCCGGTGCCCTCATCGGCCGGCCCCGACTGGTCGGGCCGTACCACCTGTTGGTTCGGCGCGTCCAGCCGCTCGGGCTCGTCGCGCCGCTCGGGCTCGTCGCTCATGGCGTCTTCACGATCTTGGACAGGCCGGCCGACTCGATCACGAGCGCGGCGAAGTAGCCGGCGTATGCGACCTGGACGCCGAGCACGCTCGGCTCGACCACCTGCAACGATCCGATCCGGTCTTCGTAGACCTCGGCGGCGGCGGTCGACAGCACCAGGATGGTGTCGTTCGCCATCCCGTTCGACACGTACACCGGGATCCCGCTGATCGCGCCGGCCAGGCCGGACGCGAGCGACGCGATGCTGAACCCGGACGACTGCGCGTTGGTCGGGCTGATCGGCGGGAACAGCGGCCCGAGCATCCCCATCAGCTCGGGTGGTGCTACCGCGATGATCCGGCCCTGGCCGGCGGTGGCGGCGATCACCGGCGCCGCGGCGCCCCACAGCGCGGCCGACACGTCCGCGGCGGTCGGGGTGCCGGTCGGGATCGTCGGGCCGGCCGGCGCGGCAGCCGTCAGGTCACTGCACGCGTGGTTTTCGGTGTCCTTCGCGTACTCGCCGGCCAGGTCATTGATGACCAGATCCATGATCGCCGGCTGCGACCAGTCGATGTCCTGCCGCGACACGTTCACGTAGCCGCCGTACGTGGAGGCTGACACCGGCAGCTTCGCGATCGTCATCTTCTGCGACACCAGCTCGGTCTTTTCGCCGACCTGCGCGGCGGTCGCGACGTGCTGCGTGACCTTCGGCCGGCTCCACGAGCCGGATGGCAGCTGCCGCGGCCCGAGCGCGGACACCAGCGGCCGGCTGGCGTCGACGAAGTTCACGACCGGCCCGAGAATCTGCTCGGGCAGCAGGCCGGGGTTATCGCCGGTCGTCTGGTGCGCCGCGGCGCGCTGGTAGAGCGTCTGCCGGTTGACGGCTTCCTCGTTGCCGAGCCGCGCCTTCCAGAAGTCGAGCACGTACGCGCCGGCGGTGCGGTACTCGACCGTCTGCGGCGCGTTGCGGCCAGCCATCAGCCGGCCGATCTCCGCGATCCGCTCGGAGCTGTCGCCGGCGATCCGGACCGCTTCCTCCAGCGGCTGCATCTGCTCGGTCAGCTCGCGCATCCGATCCTTCGCGCGGGTCGCGAGCTCCAGCTCCTGCGGCGACAGGTCGCGCTCTTCCTTGGTGGCCTGCTCAGCCAGGTTTTCGAGCAGCTTCCGGCGGTCCTCGATCTCGCCCATGTAGCGGGCGAGCATCTGGTCGGTGGGTCCCATGGCGGGGGCTCCTGAATAGGCGCGGTGAGTCGATCCCTGCGCCACGTCCCCCGCATCAGCCGGCCCGCCCAGCGGTCACCAACGGCTGGTAGTTCGGTGGCCTAACTACAGGCCAGCATACCGATCGCGCAGCAGAAAGTCCCGCAGCTGGTCGAGCCCGGGCGTCGTCGACCCGGCCGGCGGCGGGTCGGCGCTGCGCACCGACAGCACGTTCGCGCCGGTGTACGCCGGGTCGGGCGTCATCGCGATATGGCCGAGCCACAGCTTCGTGAAGCGCCGCTCATCCTTCGACCGCCACTCCTCGCCGCCGGGCATCGGCAGGAACGCCGCGGACGCGTCCAGCAGTTCCTCGTCGGCCAGCGTCAGCGTTTCCTCACCGAGCGGTGTCTGCGCGATCCGGACTTCCGCGACCAGCCCCTCGGGCCGGTTCGGATGCAGCGCGACGGCGCGGCCGATGGTGCGGGTGACGTCGTGGTCGCGGTTCACGCGGACCCGGTTCGCCCTGCGCTCGATCCCGGCGAACGCGCCCGGCGCGACCGACTCGCGCACCATCCGGCCCTGATGCTCGGTCAGCGTCAGCTCGTCGTACGGCATCACGATCAGCTCGATCATGCGGCGCGGGAACGACACGCCGGCGAGCCGCGCGGCGCGGTACTGGAGCTGGCCGTCCGGGCGGGTGTCGTCGTCACTCATTCGGCTACCCCCTGGGGCTGCGATAGGCCGGCGGCGCCGGCCACGGTGAACCGCTCGGCGGCGCGGATCTCGTCGACGGTCAGCGCCGGATTGCCTTGCGGGTCGACGATCGCGTTCAGGATCTGCGCGGTGCGGGCGCGCGACTCCGGGTCGGGCTGCACGTACGCGTCGCGGTTCACTTCGACCGCGGTGCCGCGCGGCAACAGCCACCCGGACAGGGCCGACATCACCGCTTGCGCTTTCGGGCGCAGCCCGGCCCGCCAGTGGTAATCGAAGATCGCGGACACGTTCGAGTACGTCATCGAGTCGCCGCCGGACGGGAGCCCCATCAGGAACGGCGGCACGCCGAGCAGCACCGCGATACCGCTCCGGGTCTGGGCGAGCAGGTCATACAGCGCCGCGTCTTTCGGGTTCACCTGCGTGGCCTGCCACTGGACACCACCCGACAGCACAGCCGGCTCCCCGATGTGCGACACGCGGGCCTGCACCCATTGCGCCTGGAGCCGCGCCGACGCGTCCGCGTCCAGCTCCTGCGGATGCGTCAGCACGCTGGTCGGCACGCCGCCGGACGCCGCGAACTGGGTCGCGTACCGGCTCAGCATCTGCTCAGCCACGATCCGATTCTGGCCGGCGTCGAGCGGCCCCTTGCCGTGCGGCTGATCGACGGAGCTGGCGTAGCGGACATGCAGCATGTCGCTGGTCACGTCCGCCGCGCCGATCGTGTAGCGGCGCACGCCGCCGGCGATCTCGACCTGCACCGTCCACGGCGGCACGACATGGAACCGGGCCGGCATCCCGGTCGCGTAGCGGGCGGTCGCGAGCACGAACGCTTCGCCGAGCTGGTAGTCCCAGAACAGCTGTTTCGCGAATTCCTCCCAGCTGGTGTACACGTCCGGATTCGGATTCGCGATCCACGCGGCGTCCAGCGTCGGCGCGGCGTTCACCAGGTACGGCGGCATCGTCGCCAAGACGGACGCGTTCAGGTCGACGCATGCCCAGGCGGTATCGGTCAGCTGCGCGGCCTGCGTGCCCCACGCCGGCCACCACTCCGCCGGCCAGCCGCTCCACGCGCTCGGCAGGATCCGGGGCGGTGGTGGCCCAGCGGCACCGATGTCGGAAACGGTGACGCCGTGCGGATCACCGGGACGCGCAGACGGCGGGCCGACGGTCGCGGGCGGGACAGACGCGGGATCATTCCCATTCGGGATCTCGTCCGGCGGACGGATCGCACGCGTAAACAGCCCCACGACGCCGATCCTAGCGCGAACTCGTTAGGCCACCTAACCAGCAGGGAAGGATCGATGCAGGGCTAACGCCCCGGCGGGGCGCCCGTCGCACCGCGACCGGTACCGGCGGCGGGCGTCCCACAACGCCGAAGGGCGCCCCTGGGGGTGGGCGCCCTTCGGTGGCCGCGACCGGCCACGGCCAGCGTACACCCACCGCGATGCATACCCGCCGCATAGAAATCCGCGGGCCCAGGAAATCACCGGACACCGCCGATCAATGCACGGCCGGCATCGGCGCCGGCCGGTGCGCGGCGACTAGGCACCAGCTGAGCGCGCGCACCAGGTGCGTCGGCCCCTTCGCGACCAGGAAGAGCCCTGACGGCGCTTCCTTGACGGCGGCGAGCTGCATCGTCTGGTCGAGTTCGGTGGTGGTGGTGTCATGCGTCAGCTGGTGGTTCAGCGCCAGGTCGCGGATCAGCGCGAGCCCGGCCTTGGTCTGCGCGGAGCCGCACGCGGTCGCCTGGCCGCGCATCCCGACCGGCAAGCGGTCGACCAGCGACGCGCCGACCTGGAGCCCGCGCAGGGGCCGCAGCGCCGCCAGCCGCTCCACGTCCGCGATCGCTGAGTCCCAGTCGCCGCGGAGCCACCCGTCGACCTCGATCCGGCCGTCCGCGAGCCGCGTCGCAGCGGCGACCGCCGCCCCGAAGCCGTAGTCGTCCTCCAACGCCACCCAGATCGGGCCGGTGCCGAACAGGCCGTCGCTGGCCAGGTCAGCCCATACGCCGTCCGGCAGGAGCGGCTCGGTCGCGCCGGTCAGCTGCGCCGCCTTCGCCGGCCACTGATTCAGCCACTGCGCCCGGAACGCCTCCACCGGGTCGGGCTCTTCCGGGTCTTCGATCTCGCCCGCTTCGATCGCCTGGAGGCGGCGCGCGATCAGCGATCGGCGGCGGAGCGTCCAATGCGGCGACGCGGCGCGCCAGGCGGCCAGGTCGTCCAGCTCCGCGCCGGCCGGCGCGCTCCACTCGATCAGCAGATCCCCCTCGCCGGCTTCCAGCTCCGCCAGCGCCACCATCCTGCGTTCGAGCATCAGCTTCGTGGCCTTCCGGTGCGCGGTCGACACGAGCCACAGCTGCGGCTGTTCGCGCTCCGTCATCGTCGGCGTCAGCCCCTCATCGACCGAGCTGGCCTTGACCTTCCATGCTTCGTCGACGGCCGCGGCCGAGACCGAGTAGCCGTACACCGCTTCCTTCGCGCGCAGCATCCACCGCGACCCGCTGGTGAGCAGCTCGATCTCTTCCTGGCCGTTCACTTCCCGCACCCGGTAGAAGTCGCGCCGCGCCTTCGCCCACACCCTGGCCGGCCGCTGAACTTCCTTGCACACCGCGAGATCCTTGCCGGTGTGGAGCACGTCTTGCGGCTCGCCGAACCGATCCGTCTGGTGCATCCGCCAGAAACACAGCTCCCGCAGGAGCCACGACTTCCCGAGCTGCCGCGCCATCGACAGCACCATCGCTTCCCAGACCAGCCGCTCGTCCGCGTCGACCTCCAGGAGCCGGGCGGCGACCAGCCGCTGCCACCAGCGCAGCGGATAGCCGCTGCGTTCCTCCGCCCAGCGCGTGAAGTCCGGGCCGAGCGACCCGACCGCGCGGCGATGCGGCACCGACATCAGCCGCGGCCAGGTGGCGGATTCCGGCAGCTCCGCGAGCAGCGGCTCCAGCCACGGCACCGCCCACCGCGGATCCGTTGGCGCGAGACCACCGCGTTCCGGCTCCGGCTCCAGCCCGGCCAGCTCCACGCCCGGCCGCCACAGCCCTTGAGCGACCAGGATCCCGCCGCTCGCGTTGCAGCCCTCGCAGCTCGGGATCAGCCGGCAGCATCGCGACCCGCGGACGTGGCGATGCATCGCCAGCGGCGGGTCATGGTCGAGCGTCGTCGCGACCGCCTTCCGGCAATGCGCGCACTGCACCGGCGGATCGAGCCGCAGCGCTTCCAGCCGGCGGCGGTACTGCGGCTCGGCGTGCGGCTGACTCGCGGTCACAGCCGCATCATCGCGCGCAGCCGCGCCCAGGTGCGCCCAGACGCCCGCAAACCCGCATGGTTGAGCCATGTAGGGGGGAAAAGAGCCGGTAAGCGGAGCTCCCGGCGGCGGCCCACCCAAAAAAACGGCCCCGCACCCCGCCTACCACCCACCACCCACTACCCCGTTTTTTTCTTGCGGGGGGGTGGGGGGGTGCCAGCCACCACTACCCCCGTCGTTTCCTGGGCTAGTGGGTGGCGATCGCCACG